GTAATAGTATAATGTCAAAAATAGAAGTAGATGCAATAACAGAACAATCAGGATCAACACTTACAACAGGTGGTGGAGCAGGTAAAACTGTTGTTGTAGATGCAACTACTGTAACTTTAGGTAGATGTGGTGGAACTGTAGCATTAGCAAGTGGTGCTAGTCAAACAGGGTTTGGTAGATCAGGTTCAGTAAACTGGGATACAACCCCAAAAACAGCAACATTTACAGGTGTAAGTGGAAATGGATATTTTGTAAATACAACAGCTGGAGTAGTTACAGTTAACTTACCAGCTTCTCCAAGTGCAGGAGATATTGTTTCAATTTCAGATTATGCAGGAACAGCAGATACAAACAATATTACAATTGGCAGAAATGGATCTAATATAAATGGTGCAGCTTCTGATCAAACAATTTCACAAGAAAATTCAGCAGGAACTTTTGTTTATGTAGACGGAACTCAAGGTTGGAAAGCAACTGAAACATCTAATTTAAGTGATATAGAATTACAGCCTCAATATGTTACAGCTACAGGAGGAACAATTATAACTTGTGGTAATTTTAAAACACATATTTTTACATCACCAGGAGCATTTTGTGTTTCTAACGCAGGTAATGCAGCAGGTTCAAGTACAGTCGAATCAGTTGTAATAGGTGCTGGTGGTGGTGCTGGAGGTAATACTGGTGGTGGAGGTGGCGCAGGAAAAGTTACTACAACTCCTTCAAGTGCAGTCCCTGCATCTTCTATTACAATAACAGTCGGTGCTGGTGGTGCGGGCACTGCAAATTCAAATGCTGCTAATGGTAGTGCATCAACTTTTGGTTCAATTGTTTCGTCAACTTTTGGAAATGGTGGTGGAGGAGAACCCTCAAACAATGCTCCTGGTGGAGCTTCGGGTCAACCTTTTGCTGGTGGACTAAGAGGTAATGCACCTTCAGGTCCTGGATCAGGAGGAGGAGGTGGAGGAGCTGGAGCAGTTGGTTCTGTTGGTGGTCCAGTTGGTTCTACAGGTGGTCCAGGTGGTGTTGGTTTAGTAGTACCTCAAGTTCCTGCTAGTTATGGAACTACAGGTCCCTCACCTGGAAGATGGTTTGGTGGTGGTGGACAAGGCGGTCCATATGGATCTAGTGGTGCAACAATTGGTGGCGGAGCAGGTGGAGGTGGTCCTGGTGGTGCAACAACCACAGGAAGTCCTGGAACCGCAGGTACAGTTAATACTGGTGGTGGTGGAGGTGGTGGTTCTGAATCTAATGGTAATGGTATGAATGGTGGTTCAGGTATAGTAGTAATAAAATATAAGTTTCAAAATTAGATAAATTATGACAAGTAAAATTAAAGTAGATAATATAAATAAAGTTTCAGATGATTCAAACATCATCAAAAAATGTGGGACAACTACTACAATCGGATCAGGAGCAAGTAATCCTATTGTTGTAGATGGATCTGCAGTTACATTAGGTCGTTGTGGTGGTACAGTGGCTCTTGCATCAGGTGCAACACAGACAGGTTTTGGTAGAACTGGGACTGTAGATTGGCAAACAACTCCAAAGACAGCAACATTTACTGCAGTTAGTGGAGAAGGTTATTTTGCAAATACAACAGGTTCTGCATTTAATATGAATTTACCAGCAGGTGTTGCTGGAGCGATAGTATCAGTAGCTGATTATGCTGAAACTTTTGATTCTAATAATTTAACAATTGTACCAAATGGTACAGATAAAATTGGTTCATTAAATGAAACTGCATTTTTAAGTACAGAAGGACAATCTGTAACTTTAGTATTTGTTGATTCAACACAGGGTTGGATTAATACTATGGATTCAACATCTAATATTAGAGGAGCTCCTCCTGCTGTATGTGCTTCAGTTTCAGGAAGTGGTAATACTTTAACAACAGCACCTTGTTGTGCTAATGTAAAAATTGCAACTTTTACAGGTCCTGGAAATTTTACTGTTAATTCAGTATCTCCTTGTGCTGCAAATAATTTAGTATCATATTTAATAATCGCTGGTGGTGGTGGCGGTGGTGGAGGACTTGGTGGTGGAGGTGGAGCTGGTGGTTTTAGAGAAGTTAAAAGTCCAACATCTCCTTATACAGCTAGTCCTTTATGTGGACACGGAACACCAGGTAATAGAATAACAGTTACAGCTCAAGCTTATCCAATAGTAGTAGGTGGTGGAGGTACGGGAGTAGCAGGGGGTCCTGCTGCACCTAGTGGAACTGTTTCAAGTTTTGGAGGAATAACATCTGCCGGTGGTGGTGGCGGTGGTTCTAGACCTGGAAATACAGCATCTAATGGTGGATCTGGTGGTGGAGCAGGTGGAGATGGTGGTTCAGCTGGTTCAGGAAATACACCTTCTACAACTCCATCTCAAGGAAGTAATGGAGGAGGACAAGCTTCTCCTGGATGTTCTGCTGGTGGTGGTGGTGGTGGTGGAGCAACTGCGGTTGGAACCCCAGGTACTATTCCATCTGCAGGTGGAAATGGTGGAGCTGGAGCAGCAACTTCAATTACAGGTTCACCTGTTGCAAGAGCAGGTGGAGGAGGTGGAGGATCTTCAAATAGTTCTCCAAGTAATTCAACTGGAGGTTCAGGTGGTGGTGGAATAGGAGTAGGACCAGGAACATCTACAGCAGGAACAGCTAATACTGGTGGTGGAGGAGGTGCTGGAAATAATGGTAGCCCTGGTACAGGTAGAAATGGTGGCTCTGGTGTAGTAATAATAAGGTACAAATTTCAATAGGTAAAAATTATGAGTGAAGTAAAAGTAAATAAAATTAGTCCACGATCCGGCACAGATGTTACACTAGGTGATAGTGGTGATACGTTCACAATTCCTAGTGGTGCAACAATTAACAACCAAGGTACAGCAGTAAACTTTGGTGCAACAGGTTCAGCGTCTTGGGTAACAACAGTTAAGACATCAACTTTCACAGCAGTAGCTGGTGAAGGTTATTTTATAAATACAACAGGCGGAGTAGTATCAGTTAATTTACCTGCAGGTGTTGCTGGTGCTGTAGTTGCAATAAAAGATTATGCAGGAACTTTTGATACAAATGCAGTAACATTAGTTCAAAACGGTTCAGATAAAATTGGTGGTTCAACTGTTAATGCAATTTTAAATACAGAAGGTATTGCAGTTACATTAGTTTTTATAGATTCAACACAAGGTTGGTTAGTAACAGATTCAGGTTTACAAACAGAAGCACCAACAGCACAATATGTTACAGCAACAGGTGGAACAGTCACTTGTTCAGGAGATTATAGAATTCATACGTTTACAGGACCAGGAGCTTTTTGTGTATCTTGTGCAGGTAATGCTAGTGGTTCAAGTACAGTAGATTATTTAGTAGTAGCAGGAGGTGCAGGAGGTGGTGCTGGTTCAGATAACTCTGGAGGTGGAGGTGGAGCTGGTGGATACAGAGAATCTCCAGGAACAGCTTCTGGATCATATACAGTTTCTCCTTTAGGAACATCTCCAGCAGTTGCTTTAAGTGTTCCAGCAACATCTTATCCAATTACAGTAGGTGGTGGCGGAGCTGGTGGTATACAACCTTCAACAGCTGCTACTGTTGGTGTCAATTCAATTTTTTCAACAATAACATCAGCAGGTGGTGGTGGTGGAGGAAATGAAAATGCACCACAAAGAGCTGGAAATAATGGTGGTTCTGGTGGCGGCGGAGGTGGCGGCGGATATGGAACAGGAACAGCGGGTTCAGGAAACACACCACCAACATCACCCGCACAAGGACAAAATGGAGGAACTAACGCTTCTGGTGGACCTGCTAATGACGCAAATGGCGGTGGCGGCGGAGGTGCAACAGTTGCTGGTACACCAGTTGGTCCTTCACCAGGAGCTGGTGGGGCTGGTGGAGCTGGAGCAACAACTTCAATTTCAGCAAGTCCAACAGCTTATGCTGGTGGTGGTGGTGGTGGAACATACAGTCCTACAAATCCTACAGTTGCTCCTGGTGGAACAGGTGGGGGTGGTGCTGGAGGAAGAGGTCCATCAACTGTTTCAATTGCTGGTACAGCTAATACTGGTGGTGGAGGAGGAGGAAGTTCGCAATCTCCTAGTACGGGTGCTGCAGGTGGATCAGGAATCGTTATAATAAGATACAAATTCCAAAATTAATATGGATTTACAAACAACAACAAATAAGATATAAGGAGAAATATTATGGCACATTTTGCAAAACTAGGATCAAACGGAAAAGTCATTCAAGTACTCACTTTGAATAATGGTGATATGTTGAACGCTGACGGCGTTGAAGATGAATCTGTAGGTCAACAATATTTAGAAACACACAACAACTGGCCAGCACAGATGTGGATTCAAACATCTTACAATACTTCTGGTGGAACTCACAATAATGGTGGTACACCTTTTAGAGGAAATTACGCAGGTATAGGTTATACTTGGGACGAAGATGATAATATTTTCTGGCCTAAAAAACCTTATGCATCGTGGGTAAAACATAATGCATCTGCTTCTTGGAAATCACCAATCGGTGATGCTCCTGCATTAACAGCTGAACAAGAATCACAAAATACAGCAGACACTCATTCTTGGAGTTACGTCTGGAATGAAGCTAATACAACTTGGGACTTGACAGACAGCAAAGCATAAATTAAAAATGGTGGTGGTATGCAGAGACAAGTATTAACAGAACAAGCTCTATATTATGGTGATGTCGATATGCCCAAAGATTGGGATATTGACCGAGATAAATTATCAGGCGACATTTTACAATCAGTAATTCAAAACAAAGATTTTCCGTTTTCAAGAACTTGGGATATGTTAAATACCTATATGCGAGATCACGTTGGTCTTGAGTATGGTGTAAATTTAATTAACAAAGAAACGTGGGGAAATATCTATAAACCCAGCGAGACTACAATTCCTTTATTAAATATTGATCCGGTGGATCTACGAAACTCTCCAGACTTTACTATGCTTTACGGCGTTAAAGTTAAAGATTGTTTTGTTCGAATACATTATGAAGATAACAGACGTAAAGGAAGAAGTTGGGATATAGAACTTAAAAATAATATGTTCATAATGTTTCCATCTACTAATATGTATTACCTAACTAACAATCAAAAAGATTCATTAAACTTTGTACAAACAATAACTTATGAATATATCTAATTTTATTGAAACTTATAAAGTACCAGATCAAATTTGTGATGATTTAATAAGCTATTTTAATAAAAATATAGAATACAAAACAATAGGGAAAATTGGTAAAGGTGTAGATAAAAGTATAAAAGATTCTTTAGATGTGCATTTTTTTAATCAATCAACCAATAATAAAATTGGTAATTTTTTTAAAATATTAAGTAAATTTATTTTTGAATATATAACAAAGTATAAGATTAATGGTTTAATTAAAACACAAATGGTTAATAATATCCAATATTATAAACCTGGAAAAGGTTATCCTGAACTACATTATGAAAGGAGTTCAACATCTCCAAAAAGAATATTGTCTTATATGTTATATTTAAATACAGTTACTGATAAAGGTGGAACTAAATTTCCTTTTCAAAATATAACCTTATCTCCTAATAAAGGAGATCTTGTCATATGGCCAGCTGATTTTACACATCCACATAAAGGTATAATTTCACCTACACAAGAAAAATATATAGTAACAGGTTGGTTTGAATTAATATGAATATATCTAATTACTACTGGCATTTTCCTGGAGTACTTACACCAAAGTTTTGTGATGATGTAATAGCTTATGCAAATCAAAAAGAAGAAGTTATGGCTAGAACAGGTGGCTATGGAGATAGAAAATTAAAAAAAGAAGAAATAAAAGATTTAAAAAGAAAAAGAAACTCTGATTTAGTTTGGCTTAATGATACTTGGATCTATAAAGAATTACATCCAT